TGCTCCTACATCAATACTTTTATCAGAACTTGGTTGACCACCAGTTGAAGCTGTACCATCCTTATTCATTGAATGTTTTAGATGATCTCCAACTGCTCGTAAGTCACGCTGTTCGGTATAAAATGGAAAGTTAGCTTTTAAGGCATACGCAACATCACTGGAACCAAGATTTAATAAAGCAATTTGATGTTTACAGACATCTTTGAGTAAACTATCACCAATACTCATCATTACAAATGGAATCTTTGTAAGTTCTAACTCAATCGGTTCGCCAGTTGATGGGAGATTGGTATCTGGATCAATGGGATTACCTTGTGTATCCATAAAGAGAATATTTACACGCGCAGTCTCAGGATTTATATAAACAAGTCGATAACGTTCAAAGAAGCCCGAAGGTAATTGTACTGGTAGCTTTAAATTATACGAGTTTATATCACCAAATCCAACACCACGATCACGTAATAATACTGCTGAAAAATCTGATAATTCGTTTGGTTTTGAAGTAGTCCAAGATAATATATCTTCAACTGGGTACATATATAAATATGGTCTTACATCTTGAATATCTGCCATTGTTTGAGCATTAAATGACGGCATATCTATATAAACACCAACCCTACCCATTATACATAATTCAGCTAGTGATTGAAAGCCCATAAAGACGTTCATACTAGCACCACGTAAATCTACACCACCATTAAGACCATTGGTTGCTTCTGTATAACTCTGGCTTCCACCTTTTCTTAAAACATCACGCATACGTTGAAAAACAGAATTTCTAATATCATTTATCGCCGCTTTAGCGAATGCTGGAACAGGTGTGATATTTCTTCTACTAATAAAGTCTTTATTATCTTCACGGCTATTAAATTTTTGCAAATATAGCTGTGTAAAATCATCTCCACCCTCATAGGTATTGCGCCACATATCCCAATACGTCATGTCTCTAAGGTAGTTGGGGTGTCTAATCGAGATTACAAGTTGTGTATTACTCATGAATTTTTCTCTAGGTAATTAGCTGCTTCTCGACAAATTATCGGGCTATCTTGCAGAAATCCAATTCCTGCATTGCATCGTATACAAAGTAACCCGCGTATTTCACCGGTAATATGATCATGGTCTACAAAGAGTGATGAAAGGGTATCTTGAGCAACTTCACCACAAATTGCACATTTCCCGTCCTGGTCTTTTATAAGTTGTTTATAATCTTCTAGTGTTAAACCATACCGTGTTTTTAATTCATATTCCCTACGATATTCAGGATTATTAGACTTCCATCGCTTTGATTTATATCTATTTTTCTCGGGATTATTTTTTGTCCATTTTGAGACTGCTTTTCTAGTAATTCCGCGATGTGTTTTGGCATACTGAGTGGAATATTGATTACAACATTTTTTACATTGCGGATTAGTGTACTGTTCCCCTTGTCTATTTGATACATAATATTCAGTTAAAGATTTTTCTTCACCACATTTAGTACAAGTTTTTGATTCCATTAGAGGAAGGCCCCAATATTTGAGTTGGTCACATATGCGGCTGCAAGAGGTAGGGCTATTTCGGCGTATGTTTGAGCATGAGCAAAATGGTCTGGTCCAGTCTCCACATACTTAGCACGTGGATTACCGGTATCATCTTTCTCGTAAGTCCTAACTAATGATTTAATATGCTCTTTGTATTCATAAGACGTATCTGCTGGAAGCATAATACGTTGGGTACTAAAGCGACCTAATGTAGCATCTATCCAATTTGTCCTATCTACAGTCGCTATAGGAGTCCCTAATTCATCCTCAGTTATCGAAATTTCTTTTCCACTCTGACCTCTACGGTATCGACAAAGACTAACATATCCTGGAAACCGTCGAGCAAAGCGTCTTGCATCATTCATATTAGGATCAGCATCTATTACACAGCCCAAAACTTGCCACTCGCGCATTAAATGATCAAGTCCGTCATATTCATGTCCCAGTAATTTCCCCTCCCACAATAATTTACCGACAGCAACTACGTTTATATCAGGCCCCATTTCTTTTACAAACCACTCCATTATCGTGATGTAATTCCACTTGCCCTGATCAATTCCCATTGTAATTAAACGTTCGCCACCGCTAACAGGCCGTTTATCTTGTTTACTGTGACTTCGATAACAGGAAACTAGATTTTCTTCAGTTACTTGTGCGCCTTCTCCAATATATGGAAAACCAAGTTTTGAGTTATGAAACTCCGTCGAAGCCGCTTCATCTCCAATTCCTCGAAAATGTGCAACAACTATGTCGCTTGGTTTTACTGTATATGAATATAACTGATTTATATAAAAACTACGATGATCTTGGTCACATTCTGTTACTGTTGGCTGCCATTTTCCATCTGCTAAAAATATAGGTTTGTCTGCATGTGTTATACGGTGCTTACATTCCTTACATTTTAAATACGATTCCTTACATTTTGGATCATTTACATGCTCACCACATATTTGTATACAATCCGGCCAAGTAAACTCCGTCCACCTACTACAATGGGGGCACTGAAATACCCAATGTTCTTGTGTACCTTGTAAAAATAGTTTATGTATGCCGTATTTAGGGATTGTCGGGGTTGAGATACTCCAGACCCATCTATCCACATGACCACTTAATCGTTCTAAAGCCAACCAAATTTGTTTTTGGTCCATCTCATCAACTTCGTCCAGAATCAAGGTAGATACTGGAATTGACTTTAGATTACTGTCTCCACGTGAGCCACGAATATAAAGATTAACACCTGCTGCCTGCTTTAAACCAACTGTATTTGTGTCTGTAAAAATCGATTTAAGATAGTCACTATATAATAATGCTGTACTAAAACGAGCTTTACTAAAATCTCCAGCATTGATGCTTGTTGGCAGAACATATAAAACATCTTGTTTTAAAACATCTACAGTATAAAATGCACGGTTAATAGCTATTTCTGTAATACCCATTTGAGCCGCTTTCATAGCGGTATTAAACGGGGCTTTTGAGTCACTTATATCACGACACCATGGGTGGTACTTAAAACTATATGGCCCTGGAAACGGCTCTCCCATTACACGACGATACTCAGCCCAACGTGAACAGGTTGTCAATGTCCGGCTTCTCAAACCATTGGCAACAGCCTCTCTAAATTCACGTGCTAAATCATCATTCATAATTTTGGAGGCTGTTTTAGTGAACGGGTGTGCAGGGCAATTGCCATCTTTGCACCCTTCCCGCCAGCCTCTCTATATCCTATTTATCTTTTGGTGGTGGCTCTAAGAGTACAACTAAACTCAAGATTAGTTTAAGTATCTCAAGCCAATGATCCTTTAGCCACTGTAAAATTGCTTGCCAATTTATACCTTCTTTAGGCATATTTTCATGGGAATATTTTTCTACCTCCGCTAGTATATCAACCTGTTCGCTACTATTTAATTTTAATCTCCGTGGATGCCGAAGAACTTGCATAATCTGTGTATACTGTTCTCGGCTTAACTTACCTTCACGTAAAGATTCACGTGCCGCCCGCCTATAAAGAAATTTGAATCTCATAATTTTTTACCAAATCCTATAATCATTTTGTTTCTTGAAAATACTTTTTATATTTTCTTCGGACACAACCCCAACCCAACGTTTAATTTCTTGTCCATTACTAAGTATAATCAAGGTTGGTATAGCATTAACACTATATTTGCCTGCCAACTCTGAATTACTTCTTGTATCAATCACTTCAATAGCAAAACCCTCACCCTGTAATTTTTTGATCACAGGCTCCATTTTTCTACAGCTAGGACAATAATTTGATGTAAAAAATAATGCTTTCATCTATTTCTTAACCAATCTAATAATCGCCATCGTGGCTTTACTACTGGGCCTATAATATCATAATTTGGTAATTTAGGTGCTGGTGTAGTTTCATTAGCTTCAACTACATCGTGTATAATTTCAGTCACTTCAATAATCTCTTCATCCCATTTAATTGGCTGCTTACGAGCCAGTTTTAGTAGCAACGTTCTTAGCCAAACAACGAATTTACGCCATAATACAAACATAGTTTACTCAGATACGAGATTTTGTAATTTTGCAGTGGGACCGCTTATAACTAAAACACCTTGATTTCCTATAGAAACTAGCATAGATACAGCTTCATACTGTATTAGTGGAC